GGGATAACGCTCTGGGTCAAACTGCATATAGCGGAAAGCCGCCTTTTTGATGAATGGAATCAAGAAATCTTCTTGGAAATTCACCAAAGTACGCTTGTATTTCTTGATGATGGAAGCTACTGCCATCGACATACCGCCACCGTCACGGCTAGACTGGCTAACTAAGCCCTGAGAATCCAGAGTTCCAGTGGCTTGCAACAGCATACGCTCAAATTCTTTGGCAGTGGCGAGGTTGTTAGGGTCACTTTGACCAAACTTGAATGGATAAAGAATCTCACTTGGTGCGCCATTGGTGAGAATAGCTTTTCCGGGCTTGATCTCAAACTTCATACCCCTTGGCAACCGTGTTGCATCCATCGCAATCATGGGAGAAGTGGTCAATGCCAGTGAATCTAAGTGGCTACGGGTCTGTGCATCAATGGCTTTTTGCATATTAAATGCTTTTTCCACTGTGCCACGACCCAACAGACGGTTAGGAACGGTATCGTCTTGGTAGGACAGAACAGGTCTGTCCTTCATCATGTAAGGGTTTTCCTCAGCCTTGAGTAATAAACCATCGTTGGCAATCACAACAATGGCTTCCACCATGTCGGTGTAGTCCTCGGCATAGGAATTGTCAGGAAACAACTCAACAATGTCCTTGTTTTCCTCTAAGTTGTTCAAATACTCACGGGGTACTAACCCGTAGTAGGTCAACAGCAATACCTTCTCATCTTGGTACTGCGATACTTCTTGGGTAGGTTCAAGATCGGTGTCTTCGTAGGTGGGCGTGATGTCTACTTTGCGGTAGATGCCTCTCTCAATTCCTTCAACAACCTTATGGATTGAGACATACTTCTCAATAGCCACGCCCATACAGTCATCAATGGAAGTACCGTTGGGGTCAAACAGGAAGTTCTTGGGATTGACAGGCATGATCTTGACTGCAATCCTGTCTCTTTCCATGACTCCAATTGCCGCCTGTCCTTGCATATTGGGAATAGGCTGAGTGGCAGGGATAAATTCTTTTTCAGTCTTGACAATAATCTCACCTATGCCTGTTCCATAGATTTCAGCCATCAATTCGATCTGGTCGATAGCTTTTCTGATTTTGTCTTTCTTAAAGTCTTCATTCAGTTGAACTTTGATTAACTCAATGTCAATGGGGTTGCCGTTGACATCTCGGATGTTGTCTTCAATGTCAAAGAACTCGCCTTGACCAAAGATAGCTTCCATGATTTCGGCATGGCGTGTCTCAACTGCTTGTTGGGTGGCAGGGGTGACAATACGGCTACGCTCTGACTCACGGGTCTTATCTTCAGATGCCCACTCTCCTCGGAAGATACGCTCGTACTCTAGATAGCTTGGCAAATAGTTTGTGTCTCTCCAATCCCTCCACCTATCGCAGTGGCTAGTAATGAAATCGGTCAGTTCTTTATCAGCCTCAGTAGGCTCATAAAACTCATTCTGTTCTAACTTATCTGTTGCCATAGTGTTACCTTGTTGTGTCCTCTGCTAATGGGTTTTCAAATGGGTCTGCATACTCAAGACCCCCCAAGCCTAGTGTGCCAGCAGGGGCGACAGAAAACAACGGCTGCCCCTTGCTAACGCTTTCCTTCATTTTAGGCGTAATATCAATGTAGCGGATGGGTTCTTGTTTTCTGCCAACGCTTTGCTTAATATCATTCCACAACTTTAATTTATCTTCTTCGCTTAAGGCTCTCCATTGTGCATCTGATATTCCTCTTTGCTTGATTTGTTCTGCCATATTCCAAGCATTATCTTCAGTGATTATCTTTGTCTCACCAACGCCAGCATCCCACTTCTTGCCATATTTTTCTAGGAACTTGGGGTAAATCTCATCATAGTATTTCTTCATCCCCTGACCGCCAATATCTAAACCCTCACCACTAATGGTTTTTTTATTGCTGGTCATAATTTCTTTAGCTATGTCTTTACCCACAACTTCAGAAAGTTTTTTACCCATAAAATTCTGTATAGTTTCATCGCTTACATCAATAACAATCTCATCTTTATTAACACCAAGTTTTAAAGATTGACCAGATTTCATGTCTAGTGCTACTTGCTTTATTTTTTCTCCAGTAGTCATGTAATTTCTATCGACTATGTTTATTTCATCAACTTCATTGCTTAATTTATACCGATCTGCCTGTTGCTTACCAGTAGTCAACCCGACTCTTTCATACCCATTGTCAGCGGCATACTTCAGCAACCGCTTGAGGGATAGCTGATACCAAGTGTCTTTGAATGGTGCGTCTGGGACTCCACCTGTCGATGCAATCCAAGAAGACTGTAGTTGCTCATATTTTGCAACTTCTTCAGGTTTCATTTTTTTCAATGTTGCATACATTGATAGATTTTGTTCTGCATTCAAGTCATATTTATCAGCAAGTTCTTTTGAATATTTTTTGAACTCATTTTCAGCCGCTTTAGATTCTTTACTTACATACGTCAACACGATCATTGACTCGTATGTGGGCTAGGATGTTGGGTTCACTAAAATGAGATGAACGATATTCGGGTTGAATTGGTGTTCGTTCTTCTTGCAATAATTTTTCATACATTGCGTTATCTTCTGGCGACCATTGAGTTCTTGGTGTATTACCGCCATATTTTTTGCCGACTACATTTAAAAATTCTTCCATTGATGTTTTAGAAGATGGCAACTTCAGCAAAATCTCACGATAGTTCTCACCGCCAGCGAGTTGGTATTTTTGGTATTTTGTTGGAATGGTCTCTGGCACTACATAAGCCGCATCAGCTTCTGCATCACGCATATTTTGTAAATCAGTAATTTTTTGTTGTAATTGCCTTGAATTTTCTTTTGGTCTTAACCCAGTTCTCGCTTTACTAAAAGCCCCGATTGGGTCTAAATTATCAAGTAATGCGTCATCGTAATTTGTATAACTTTTCAAAACTTGATTTGTTTCTGGGTCATATACAACATATTCAGGTTTATCAATTCTTCTATACAAATCTTGTATCTCTGGCTCATACTTGTCAAACACCGCTTTACGCTGGGCAATGCCAATAGGGTCTTCAACAGGAGACTCACCCAACCTCACCTCTTGCAAATCAACCTTATTGTTTGCAATGAAGTCTTGCACCTCTTGCTTGGTCACATTTGGCTTGTCTTTCAAGAAGTCATCCAAGCCAATCCAAGACAGTTCATCTTTCTTAACATCAGGTGCTTTCATCAGGTCATTAAGGAATGACTGACCAGTACCTTTATTCCTTGGTAAGTTCAATGCCGCCTGTTCAGTCGCTGAGTAGAACCCAAGTTCAGACACTGGGGCTTGAGGCTTTGGCATCATGGGACTAGGCTCAACCGCAAACAATGATGGTTTGGGTTCAGCAAACCCACTTGGCAATATAGCCTGACCAGTAGATACCCTGTCTGCTATTTCTTGACCCACCATCCTTGCGCCAGTACGAGCACCACTTACACCCAATCTTGCCGCCTCACCAGCAAAAGGCGCAACAGTCAAAGCCGCACCAATCGTTTCTTCTCTAGGCTTCAAGGTCATGCCTTGACCTGTGGTCAAAGGCTCACCATAGGAAATTCTTTCAGCAGTCTTCTGGACATCGCCAAAAGCCAACCTATTAAACAAATTCATGTTAGGGCTAAACACATCCACAGCAGGGATGCCAGTTCTAGGCATTTGTGGCATATTAAAAGTACCACCCAAAACATCAGAGAACAATCCTGAGACAAACCCCCTTGGGGTGGCTTGCATCCTGTCATAAGGTCTGGTGTCTACAGGCAAACCCTGTGGGGGCGACTGAAGACCCAAGCCCTCTTGACCAGTAGATAGCCCATAAATGATGTCACGCCCAAAGGGGTCAGGACTAAATATGTCGAAGCCATCTCTTGCCATCTAAACTCCAGAAATTATGTCAACGGGTTGCCACTCGTCTTCATCATCTGCCTCAAAGTATGAGGTTATAGATAACTGATCTATATAACTTAACGCATCAGGAAGATCATCATGCACCCCTTGGGATGGGTACATCAGCAACTGGTCAACAAACTCAGTCCAATCCTCTTCCTTGTTAAGCACGATTCTGCCATGCTCAAACCTTCCTTGCAATGCCCAAATGATGCGGTCTGACTTCTTGCGGTTGCCATGCGTCAAATCCACAATATGAGCATATATGTTGGATTTTCGCATTAAATC